GCAGTACCGACTATATTCGCAACTTCGTCATCTACATATTTTTTAGTTGATACCTGTGTATCAGCTGAAGGTGCCGCTACCGTTGTAGTTGCTCCTGTTAAGTCTACTGTGCCTGTAAACGTTTTAGTGCCTGCTAAACTTTGGTTGCCTGTTGTTCTAATTACTGTATTGTCTACTGCAATAACACCAGTGGTATATGTGACTCCGTCTCCACCGCTTAGTTCTGCATCAACCCTTGTGCCTACTGCACTATTAAAATCTGTTATTTGCGTACTTGGTATTGCAATGTTTACATCTGCCGCCGCTGTTAATCTGCCTTGTGCATCTACTGTAAATGTAGGTATTGCTGTTACGCTACCATAACTTGCACCTGTAACTGCTGTATTATCTAATACAAATTCACCGTTAGTAACTGTTAATGCTGTTCCGGCTGTTAAATGTGCTCTTACTTCTGTTGCACTTGGGCCAGTGTATGTATACACGCCATTTGCATAACTAAATGATCCGTCACCACCTGCGTCGGTAGCACTAAACAATGCTTCTGCGGCTGTTTCAAAATTGTTTACTTGTGATGCTGTAATTACTATTGGAGTAGTTGCACCATTTGTTATTCTGCCTTGTTGATCAACTGTAAATGTTCCTGTTGATCCTGCTGTTCCATAAGTTGCTGGAGTAACTGCTGTATCATCTAAACTAATAGTTGGCGTTACATTTTCGCCTGTAACTATATCAGATGTTAAACCAGTGCCGCCTGTAATTGTTGCAACATAGTTTCCAGCTGTATCTGTACCTAATGCAATTGAATTTGGTTGAATGGTTACACTCATGCTTGGTGCTGAACTTGTAGCATTAAGTCCTAGTGCAATACTACCTGCAACATCACCTGTAAGTGATAATGTTCTGTCATTTGTAAGTTTGTCGGCTGTGGTTGCTGTACCGGCAACATCACCTGTTAAGTTTCCAACAAATGCTGTTGAAGTGAAACTTGTAAAGCCGGTGCCTACACCGCCTGTAATAGTCGCTGTGCCGTCTGTAAATGTAGCACCAGTAATTGTAGCACTTGCTGTAACATCACCTGTTACACCTAATGTAGTTACTGAGCCGTCATCATTTTTAACTAGTAGGGTATTAGTTGTTCCAGTATATTCAAGTCTTACATTAGCGTCTGCTACGTTAGTACGCATGTCTAAGTATGCTGTGCCTGTGTCAGCGTCAGCGTTAATTACATAGCCGCTTGCATTGTTAAGTGTTACTGTGTCCGAAAGAAAAGTAGTGTCTCCAGTAACTTGTAGTGAACCCGTTACTACTGCGTTACCTGTAACTGTTAAAATCTCGTCTACAGATAAACTACCTTTTACTTTAAGATCCGTTTCTGGGTTAAAATTCGATTGTTTTGTCATTAGTTTCTAAATCCTACAAATTTATTTATTTCTTTAGTTGTATTTATCTTTCTTGTAGGTTTTTATCCAAGTCAAAAAAAAGCACACCGAGCGGTGTGCTTTTTAGTTTGGTTATTACCCTTAAGATTAAATCTTACTGGAATGCAACGTTTGACAATGTTATTGCGTCAACGTAATCTGCCGCGTTACCCAAAGATGAAGCAGTATTAGTTAATTCAATGTAACCGTATCTGGTCATGAAAGAAACTACTGGTTCAAATGTGCTAGGATCCATTACAGGTCCTGTGCTCATTAATGGGATGTAAGGACAATAGAACGCAGGTGCGTCAGTTTCGCTTGAACCTTTGTATCCAACAAGTACTTTAGTTCCATCAGCCGCATAACTATCAACAAAAACTTTGATAGAGCCGTTTAGGACTCCAGCTAGTTTAGTGTTAGTAGGTGCTTCAAATGAACCTTCAGTTGTTCTTGCGAATGTTGAAGTGGATGCTGACTGTAATACTGTCAACGCTTCTGGACTAACTACGATGTAGTTACCAGCGCCACGTCTTGTTCTAGCCGCGATTCTGTTCGCCGCTCTATTGATCTCGATAGCCAATACTGCATGTCTGTCACCGACGTAAGTCTGTGTGCCAGTTACTGTAGCAAAGTCTAAGGTAGTACCAGCGCCTGCTAGAGATCTTAGTGAACCAATGATTTCTTGGTCAATTTCTACTACGATTTCTTGTGCAAGTGCTTGCATAATTTCAGCTTCAACATCAAGACCATGCATTGATTCAGCATCTTGTGCCGCTTCAAATGTCCATCTTGCTGATAGACGTCTTGTTTTTGCTTCAACTGTTTGTTTTAAGATTTGGATGCTTAATTTCTTACCTGGTGTTCCTTCACTACTTGCAGTAGCGTCTGGATTACCTGAGTAAGCGTTAGCAATCTTAAATGGGCTAAGGGCCTCATCACCTGGGTTCACGCCAGTTGCCGCTTCGGCATAACGTGTTCTAAGTGTGTGGATTTGCCCAACTGGGCCTGTCATGGGCTGTACACCCACGAGTTCGTTAGCTATAACAGAAGGCATAACCCTTCTAATTAGAGGTAACATTACTTTGTTTAATGTAGCAACGTTGCCAGCCTGTGTAGCACCACTTGATGCTGATTCCTGAATGTACCTTTTAGTGTTCTCCAGGACTACATCCAAAGTGCTCTTTCTAGAACCGTTAAGTCCTTCTAAAAGTGCGTCTTTAGTCGCTGACCAATTGCTCTCAAATAATTCTGCCATTTCTTTATCTCCTAATTTGAAAGTCCGGCTAATTTACGGATTTGGTTAATTTCAACCACGTCCTGTTCATCTTCGACTGAAGGCTGAACGTTTTTATTACCAGTGTGTTCTGAAACCACTGATTCATTCAATGCTTTTCTACTCTTTACTGCTGGGACTTCGCCATCTAAAACAGATGGGAGATACTTATTGAATTGCTTCTCTAAGTTCTCGGTCTTTACACTTTCAAGTAAATCTACCATTAATTCTTTTTTGCTCTTGCTAAGTGGTTTAAGTAGCTCACTTAATGTATCTTTACGATGCATTAAATCGTTTGCTACGTTCAACTTAGATTCAACTATTAATTTTGCTTCTGCATTAGCCTCTGCTTCAGCTTTAGTTTCTTCTAATGTTTTCTTAACATTTGCGATTTCTTTTTGTAAATCTCTTACAGCTGAAGTTTCATTCAAGTAACTTGAACGATATTCATTTGCAAATGATTCAAATATTCTACGACCGAAATCGTTTTCTCTTGCGGCTGTGATGTCGTCTTTAAAACTATTAACGTTCTCTTTTAGAATAGCGTTTACTGTTTTTTCAACTGTATCAGCGGCACGTTTAATGAAATCTGCTTTTGATTCAGCAAGTTGTTTTTTGCCTTCTCTTACCATTTTCACTTTCTGTTCAACTAAGTCCTGTTTGTCTGAATGGAATTCTTTAAGTTCTCCAGCCAACTGTTCAACAACAAAATCGTCGAGTTTAGTTACATGTTCTGCAACGTTAGAGCGTTCAGCTCTTAACTCTTTAATCTCTTTTACTAATTGTTCAGTAACAAACTTGGTTAGCTTTGTGCTATGTTCACTGATAGCCTTTTTATAAGCAACTCTTTCTCCAGCAACGGCTTTTTTATCTTCAGCAATTTCGGCAATCTCTGCTTCAATACGCTGATGAATAAAACCGTCAACTGCTTCAACAATAAGACCTTTGTCATGCTCATATCTTTGAGCAAACTCTTCTCTTAATTCTGCTGTAAGTTGTTCTTTGGCTTCGGCAAGACGACTTTCCCAGGCCTCAACGATACTTATACGAACTTCTTCGTTAATATCACTAGACTCGATCAGGTCTTCAAAATTTACTGCCATAGTAGTCTCCTACCTCAATTTTAACTCGTTAATAAAATTAACGATCTGTTTAGTTAGGTGCTTTTTAGCACCAGTGTTTCCGTGTGTATAGTCTTTAGCGATTTCATGTAACATGCTACCGCCTTCCATATTAAACAAAGACTCATAAATGGTCTTTGGGTAAGCATCGGGCGCCGATGGTTGAGCAACAATATCAATAGTAATGATATCAAAATCAGACACACGACCTGATTCATTAACATTACCACTTCCTCTACTACTTACTCCTAACTTTGCGCCAGCTTTTAATAAAGCTCTTGCAATATTTCCCATCGGTGTATCGATAATTTTCAATTTTCCTGATCCATCAGCGCCATCGCAATGCATTTCTGTAATGATATGACTAACTCTGTCCAGGTTAATTTGTAACTCTTCAGGGTGATCTAATTCACCCATCACAGTCTCTCCACCTCGCAATCTTTCTGTAACGTTCTCAACAGCACGTTGTATCTCGTCTTTAGGATATACTCTTCCATTTTGATTTTTAACATCGCCTTGAATGAATAACCCAGACATAAATAAATCCTTTCCATCGTTAGCCTCAAGTAATTGAATCTTACTTTGTTC